ATAATTACCATTTGAATTGCAGTTTGTGTTTTTGTTTCGTTGCTTAAGTTTTTCATAATTTTGTTTCGTTTATCTGAGTTCAAAAGTCGTATGTTTATACGACATTACAAAATATTCATTAAAAATAAATCATAACTCACTATAAATCAAGCTAATATTTTTTAGACTAAAAGTAAAAAAAGCCCCAAAATCTTACTTTTAAGGCTATTCACTTATTCGGTTTTTCCGAACTACTCACTCTTTTTATGTGGCATTAATAAGTAAAACCCTAAGAACATCGCTAAAAAGCCAATCACAGCAAACCAATCCTTTGCTTTTATGTATAGGCTCTCCCACCATTCTAATTTCTTAACCTTTGTCGGCACTTGCACCTCAACTAATTTTGTCTTATATATAGTATCTGATTTGCATTCGCCTTGAATAAATATCTTTTCGCCTACTTTCTTGTACCTAATCTCTAATCGGTCTTTAATGATAACAAATGAATCAATACTTGAATTGAAGAATGTATCTACTTTGATTGCTTTGATGTAAATTGTATCGTGAACTAAAACTGAATATGGAATACTATCTGTTGTACAAAATTTCTCTATTGCTCGTTTCTTAGTGTATAGGCAACCCGATAATAAGTAAGTCAAGCAAAGTATTGTTATTAGTTTTTTCATGCAGCAAATATAATAAAAAAAGCCCCGATTTACTCGAGGCTCTTAACCAAATTAATGAAACGAAATCTACAAAAAACTACTCCTGCAAATATACTAAACTTTTAAACCTAAAAAATTTTTCCTTCTATTATTGATTTTTGATAAAATTTATAATCTCCATTTTGACTTAATTCTAAATATCCAAATCCATGAGTCCACATATTGATTGGCATATAAGCAGGGTGTAAGTCGCATAAACAACCGATTGAGAAACATGAATAAGGATGTTCATCTAAGTTCTTACCCATGTCTTTTGTTTCACGATGAAAGTGTGATGTTACTGCACTTTTATTTAACTTCAATCTTAAAGACCTTGCAGGATTTACACCACCCGATGTAAGCCCTGTTTCGTGTCCATGAAATATTGCTAATTTTCCTGCATAGATATATTGTGTGCTATCTACTTTTATTATGTTTAAATCTCTTAGCTTTAATAATTCATGCAGTTGTATTAATTCAATATCAAATATCTCGGGTGCTTTCTGCATTATATACTTGTCATATCTCAAATCATGATTGCCATAACTCCAAACTATTAATGCATTTGGGAACATAGCTCTTAAACCTTTTAAGAATACTCTTGTGCAATCCATTTCGTATTTAACTGAACGCTTTCTCATGTCCTTTTCATGTCGAGAGATGGTCGCAAAATCAATTAAATCACCATTGATTATAATAGTATCAACTTGTTGGTCCAATCCATATTCTAATGCTGCGAATATTGCATTATCATTGTGGTAAGGGATGTGCAGGTCACTTATAATTAAAATCTTCTTGCTTGCTTTTGGTAGTGTGTACGGTTGTATTCTTTCGCTTTCGCCTTTTGGCAAATCTTTTTTTAGTGCTTCAAATTGTTTCCGAAATTCAATATGATTTTCTTTTCTTGCTTTATCACCATGAACACCTTTCAAAGCCCTTATGTGACTTCTAACTTGCTCAATGTTTTTATAAACACTTTTGTTTTCAGCATAAATCTTTTTTGCTAAGGTTAAGTTCGCTGTATTAGGGAACTTTAATAAATATTCCTTTGCAATGTCGGATTTAATACTTGGTTGACCTGCCATTTATAAGTGGAATAATTGTGCCTCTGCTTTCCTGCGATTTACTAAGCCTTGTAATACCTTACCGCCACCTGTTGTGTAGTGTGTTTCCCACCATTGTTTAAGGTCCTTAGATTTAGAATTAACTAATCTAAATAAGGTCTCCGACTTTCCGCAATTCCATGCAAAAGAAACTAAGGCATCAAACTGATATTGGGTTAAATCTATTTTAATATTTTTATTTACTATCGCCTCGTATTGTGGAAGCAAATCCATTAATAATTCTTCTGCTTGTTGCTGTGTAATCTTATCGCCTAACTTTATTTTAGAACCATTTTTATAAAAGGTATTTCCATAACCAATCGTGACTAATCCAGCAGGACATAAGTAGGCAGTCAATTTGCATCCCTCATATTTTTTGATTAATCCAAGTCCTTTAAGTCCTATCTTCATTACTTATTAAGTTAGTTAGTTCATCAATACAAGCACCTCCGACTAATATCCAAAATGCCACCTTTTCATTACCATTAACATAAGCAGAAACCGAGATGGTCGCTAATATTGACTTGATAGCTAATAACCATTTCTTTACGTTCTTAGGTGTTGGCTCAAAGTAGTTTCTAAGTGATAATCTTTTCATCTCAATTCCTTAAAGGTTTGTTCAAATCCAAATGACTTAATAAAGAAATAAGTTATGATTACACAAAGGATAGTACTAATAAAGCTATGTAGTATCTCATCATAAGAATAACTCAAACAAACACACGCTAAGGCATCAAAAATGAACTCAATTATTTTGATTCGATGACCACCATCATTAGGGAATGTATTCTCCCAATATCCAATTTTATTTCGTGTAAATCTCGCATAAGACCACCACTCACTATAACCATGTTTCTCGAATAATGAATCGAATAAAATAATACATTCGAATAATGCTCGGCAATACCCTGCAATCAATGCGAATAAAACACCCAATATCATGTAGTCGAATTGTATCATTTCTTTAATCCCTTTTCAAAATCATCAATAGACTTGTCGGTTATCATTTTTATAATCCAATTACAAAAACGAAATATCCAATAGATAATCGTACAAATCGAAGCAATGGAAGCGAATAAAAAATTATGTTTTTCTAACAAGGCTATGAAGCCAAGTACTGAAACAAATATATCTAAGAATCTATGAGGCATTGTCTTTTGGTTTAACGTATTCTATCTGTGGTAAATCTTTTATCCATAAATAATTTTCATCTGTTGTTTGTTCAACTTCTTCAATAGTAATTATCCAAACATCATTTGCATCTTGTACTGGATTGTAAGTGCAATTAGGTATGTACTCAATACCTATTAACTTATTCTTTTGTGTGACTGTTAGTTTATGTACTTTCATTATACGTTACGACTTAAAGCGGTTTGGAATGCTTGAATACAATTATAATACACTAATTCTTCGGCTACGCTTAATGAACTTGAAAGCATTATATCTGCATAACAAAATGTCTTATCTGAATAATTTTCAACAAGATTCCCTGCACTCCACCTCTCGCCACCAATAACTATTGTATTTGTATTATTATCAGTTAAAGCCGTTGCTGTTATTAATTCTATTTGTGAGCCATTTCTATAAAGTCTATATGCACTTCCCGAATGTCTATTCAATCGAATTAAGCCATTTACATTAGTATATGTATTTGCACCAAACTGTTGTCCTGATTTATTGCCAATATAAGCCTTATTATTTAACGACCAAGCCATTCCTATTTCAGTTGCAGTAAATTCTGAACGATTAACGTAACCTATTTGAACTTCATCTCTTTTTGTATTTTCACGAAAGTAAACAGACATTCCATTGGCTGAATTTGATATGATATTTTGAGGTACAAACGTATCTGCAAATCCATTAGTGCCATTAAATTTACAACCGTTACTATTGATAGTTGGTGCTGTTCCACTAAATGCTAAATTATAAGTATTACTTTCACTTGGCGTTTTTCCATTATATTTAATATTTGCAGTTGTTGTTCCTACAAATAACCAAAAGGCTGTTAATCGGGTGTAAAAATTATAAGTTGTATTATTTGCTCCTTGCCCTTTAAAGTCTTTATAAAGGTTATTTATTGCAGCTATTTGCGTTGCATTAGTAATACCCGAAAGTGCTATAAACGATGCTGCATCGGCATCTAATCCGCCTGCCTTAACAAATGGTAAACCTATTGCTATCGTTGGAAAATTAGCCATTATTGATACTCAATTACTGAACCGCTCGACAATGTATAAGCAGTAATATTAAAGTTAGGATTAGTCGGTAAATATGTTCCTGCTTTAATCGTAACACCTGTCAAATTTTTTAAAGTCATTTGGTTAACTCCATTGATAGCAAATGCTGTAAAAACACAATCAGTCATTACAACTATGCTCTCTACTGCTAATCCTGTTCTTGCGGATGTTCCTGCGTTCACGTAGAACCCACCCATTCCGCTAATCTTTTCTAATGCTGTACTCATAATATTATATATAAATTGTTGTTTAAATTGTTGGTACTTGACATCTGTCGTTTAATTCCATCAAGTCAAGTGCTATGTCTAACTTCCATCCATTCACTACATCGGGAAAGCCTTCTCTAACTTGTCCAAAGTTTACATCGTATCTCACGTTGAAATAATCTTGATAAATCGGATCGCTTAACTCTGCGATTAAATCCCTGCCTATGCTTAACGTATCGCTCAATACATCTATCTCATTACTATTATCTGCTCGTTGAATGTCTAAAACGTATAATGATAAATTCATGGTAAACATTCTTTCACTCATTTGGCTATCGTTTATATCGCACCAAACCATCGTGTACTGCTCCTGCTCACTTGCGCTTATATCTGTTATAGAACCAAAAACAAAACTATTTATTTGTAGATGATTGTTGCAAATTGTTCTTATTATATTTAGTACTTGGTTTAGTGTTATGAACTTCATTTTGTTGCTTTATAAATGCTTGTAATTTCTCGATGTTTGTCTTATTGATTCCCTTATTCATTAGCAGAATGTGCAACCTCTTCCAGTTACACTTGGACTTGTTTCTAAATCTGTAAAATTGTATTGACCTTTGCAACAGCTATTATCATCTAATAGCATACCACTTGTGTAATTAGATTGCTTTGCATAGATGGTCGCTAAATCTGAATTTGGTTGATTTAAAAACAAAGGATAAGTAGTATCGTTCGCATATAAATACTTAGTTAATCTTTCAGCATACCACTCGGCTTTATTCTTTGCCCTATCCATTACCATAGTTAGTTCATCAATGCTTGCAGGCTGCATATTATCTGCATTCTGCACCCCTACCGCCTTGTTGAAATACTTGTAATTAATATTTAAAGGTAGTTCATATCTAACATACCAAATCATTGCAGGTGTGATGTAAGTATCAAGTAATAATTTATATGAATTACTCAATGTTCCTGCTATAATCTTTGTCACAAAATCATTATACAATGCTGTTCCTAATATCGGTAAAATATAAAACGATTGTACATCAATTATTGTCGGTGTTACTACCTTCATATCTACATTATCTTGCAAGATTGACTCCTGCTTTAATGTTGCTTCGCTTAAAAATATTGCCTTTGCCATTATCTTTTTATTTAATTCTTTTTATAAGAGATTGTTCCCATACGTGCCTACAAAAAGGCAAGTTTACATCTTGTTTTGGGTCGTGATACCAACCGCCTCTTCGTCTGAAAGCATCATAGTTAGGTATTCCATATATTGCCCCTAATTCTTGACCAATTTTGTCTATGTCATCCTTTGAAAAGTAACGTGGATTTGCCATCATTGCTTCACAAAAAGGTCTACTCGTTCCACCTTTAACTAATGCAGGCGCATCGGGTCTTAAAACATATCTATAACGTATGTATAATTCTTGAAAACTTGGTACTACTTTTCTTGCGCCTGACCTTGTTAAACTTATCTTTCCTTCACTATCTAAATCAATCAAACCTTCATCTCCTAATGCTGTCAAACTTTCAATGATTGAAGTCTTATCTGTCTTTAAAATCTTAGTTAAATCTTCAATCGTGATATTAGGTGTTTTTTGAATTAAATCTAAAACTCCATTGTCTTGTTTAGTCAGTGCGAATTGCTGTGAACTAAACATGAACTTCTTATGCTTAATGCTTACAAAATTCTCAATAGGCTCTCCATATTTTGAGAATATACTAAAGTCTAAATCATCATCGGCTATTTCATCGTGTTCACATTTTGAGAATTGTGCAGGACTATCTGTTGGAAGTATTGCATCGGCTGCTAATGGTGGCTTGTTAACTATACCTCTAATCTCATCTTGAGTTAATGAAGCTAATACCTTATTTGCAACAAGTGGACTTAATGAATTTAAGGCATCGCTAATAGTTGAATTAACATTAGTTTGAATGTCTAAAGGTTTTCTACCTATAATTTCTCGCATCTCATCCTTTGTTAGAATGGTCATTAAAGTTTGTTCGCTAAAACTTGGCATGATTGGTTCTAATGCTTTTATTTTTAGCTTGCCTTTTACCGGAGAGAATAGGTTATAAATTTCTTCTTGTACTCTTTGCTTTGGATTAACGTATGTATTAGCGAATAAATTGTAAGCATCAACCATCTCGTTGCGCCCACCTAATTGCCCCTCTACTCTTACACCAAATAACATTGGTGATGTAATCTTATGTCCAACAAATATTTCTTGTTGTATCGTATCGTTTAACGCTTCGTATTTCTTGTCAAAATCTCCTGCTGCTAAGTCTAAAATTTCAGGTACTCTATTCGGGTCATCTACGAAATCAATTACTATACTACCTGCATTGTCTGTTGGTGTAAACTTAGCTTTTAACTTTCGTTCTGTTGACTTCATTTCTTCATCTGAAGGTACACCATTTTTGAAGACAATCATTTTAGAACCTTTGAAACTATTTTGTATTTCGGCTCTATGAAAATTAGCTATTTCAGCATCAGTAATAATTGCAGGTATTGCACCAATGTACTCGGGTAGTGTGTAAGTATTGATGTTAGGTCTATACGACTTATAATAGTAAATGCTTTCACTTGGTAGCTTCTTTAAACTTGGGTCGAATGGTGGTAAGGTCTTATATTCATCTTCTTTGATGTTTGTGTTTTCGCCACCTTCACTATTTAACCACTTATCACTTATATAAAATTCGCTGTTATCTTCTGTGCTTCGAACATCGCAATAATTAACGTGATAAATTTCTGAAATTCCACCTTTTTTGTCGCTTACTATTTTAAGATAACAACCTCCAAATATTTCACAATCTAAGTCTGTTTTATTTAATAAGTCTTTTAGTGTTTCGTATGGATTTGGATTGTCAATAAATGCTTTTAATGCAACTACTTCTTCTCCTTCCATTCCTAATTCATCAAACATCCAACCTTGACCAGTTATGTATTGCTGCTTGCTTGTTAATATTGCGTTATGCTTTGCGCTGCGATTAAATAATGTAAGTAAAAAATTAGGATAGTTATTGTTCTCTCCATACTTTACATACTTTAATCTTTGCGAAGACTTAGGCTCAACAAATGTAGGCACTTTATCATTCGTAAATTTAAGAACCATTACACTCGGATTATATTCTTTTTTATCTGTCATTTATTGTGGTGTGTAAACAAAGGTAGTTGAATCGGCAGGATTATATTCTGTGTTATTTTGAGCAGTTGGAATGTACCAAAGTAATCCAGTTTCTAAAAGAGTAGTTCCTTGTGCTTCCGATGCTGAAGCTAAATCATCATATGTTTCTTCAGTTAAATTAGTTTCATATATAACGTAAGTATAAAAACCACTATAAGGTAAGTACAGATTTTTATTCAAACCTTTATTAGCATTATTTGAATCTATAAAGATATTAAAATCATTATACCTTTCTTTATATTGACTTTGGTCATCAAATATAATACAATATGAAATATCGTTTGTAACTTGGTTCGTGCATTCAAGTAAATAATATGGACTTGTTCCGATTTTATTCTCGGTTAAAGTCACATAAATATTTTGAATTTCCTCTTGTCTAATTCTTATCACTACTTATATATATAACTCGTGTGAAATTTTGCTAAAAAAAAAGCCACCCCTATTTAAGAGTGGCTAATTTTATAAAATATGAATAATAATTTTAAGTCAATAATGCTGCGATAATACTTCCTTGAACTTCATTCGCTAATGCCTTCTCCATTCCTGTAAAGGTCAAGATATAACCATTGAACTCATTCATCGCTGCTCCACTCGCTGCACTACCTGCGGTTACTTCAACACCATTCTCTTTGCCAAATAAAAAGTATTGACCTGATTTAGTTTCTACTATCACAGAACATCTATTCTGAATCAAAGTCTGTAATTGAAATTGAGTTACATAAGCTAACTTAGTAAAATTAGTGTTGATGGTTTGCTCAAATGCAACTGTACCCAATGCGGCATCTGCCATAATGTTTTGAGTAAAATCATTTTTGGCTCTTGGCAACAAAGCATATTTATAAAACTTTGTTCCTGCTGACTTAGTGATTGCTGTCACAAATCCACTTGCATTCTCAGTTACTGCTGTAACATTTGCAAGTTCTGTGATGTAAATATTTTTAATACCTCCAACTGCGTCTTTGCAGTCTAAGGCGTATGAACTAACTATTGCACATGGCATATCTTGTTTTCTCCTTTTAAGTTTAAAAAGGGGGCTGTTAACCCCCTTAAATTATGCGATAAATCTTACTATTTCTGTTGGTTGAGAAATTTGAACTCCTAATTTGAATTTCATTCTCATGTAAACTGAATCGAAGTCTAATGAGTACCATGTTTTCAATTCTTCTTCTTCTCCCTCAAGGTCTGTTCCTAAAAACATATTTGAAGTTCTTAATGCGTATGCTTTAGCAGTTCCATTCAATCCTGCTACTGGTACTATTTTTACGTTTGTTCCATGTAAATAATACTCACCTAATGAGTCTGCACTTGGAATGTAGTTGAAAAGATTTGCAGTTATTAATGCTTGTTGATATAGTCTGCTTGTATCTGTTCCAATAAAGATTCTTAAGTCTTCTTTGTCTAATATTGCAACTGGTATTGCTTGGTAAATAGCTTGTAATACTGAAATTACATTTGCTGCTGTAATCGCTGTCACAGGTGTGATAAATGCACTTGCGTTTGCATTGATTGTTCCACTTGCTGCACCAATTACTTGAATTAAGCCATTGAATTTGCTTGTGAAATCTGAATTACCACCACCCGATACTGATTGCCATAATGCGATTTCTACTTTCTCACCTTGTGAACCCATGATGAAATTCATAAATGCTTCATCAATTCCACCCGGTAACGATTCATAGTTTGAACCCGGTGATAACATTAATTGTGTGTACTTCTTTTCTAAATCAGCAATACACCAAGATTTTTCAATCTTAATAGGTGCAACTGTTAATACCCTTGCAGATATATTAGTATCTCCCGATGCTGTAATTTGACCACAAGTTCCGCCTGCTGCCCAATAGAAATCATCAGTTAATGAAGGTACTTGAATTGATGATTTTACTCCTGTCAATTTCTGCATATAAGTTGCAGTCTTTGGAGTAAAGAAAGACTTAACAATAAGCATCTGCTCATTGGTCTTGGTGTAATCTGATAGATTGGTAAATGAAAATGCCATAATTTTTTTTTATTTATTTATTTTGTGATTTTTTAAATTCCATGAATAAGTCAACTGCTGATTTAGCAGGCTTGTCTTTTTTAAATAATACGTTCTTAGGTGCAGGTGTGCTAACACTTGGCTCTGTTGCGATTTCTCCAACTAATTCAACTACTTTGCTGAACTTGCTTTCAACATCAACTTTAGAATCTGCAATTACTTTGCTTAATTCTGCAAATGAATTTTCAAGTTTTTCAACTCTACCAATTACACCGCTAAACTGTTCGATGTGCTTAGTGAAAATCTGCTCAAATTCGCTTGACATTTCTTCAGGCTTCTTGCCATCTTCAACTTTCTTTTCGATTTTCGTTACTAATCCGCCAACCGTTGTTACTAATGTGTAATCTTCTAACGTATGTGTTGCATCAGGTGCAGGTAACATATTGCCTTCTTCATCAATTATCATTATCGCTGTGCCTTCTTTCAATTCGCCTTCCCACGATATGATTGTTCCATCTTCTAACTTAGCTTGTTGTGCTGCCATTTCTTTGCTAAACAACATTGTTAATTTTGTTAATGCTTCTTTAGGTGTCATGTTCTTTTTATTATTAAATATTAATTTGTTTTTACGTTGCTTTTTTAGTCTTCAATCTGCTTAATGATGTCAATAGCTTGCTCAATAATAGATAGTGGCTTAGAATCAATCTTAGTGGTCTTAAATACACCTTCAACGCTGAACCCTTTGAATTCGCCTGTCTTTATAAAGTCATTCCATATATCTTCATTATCTACTTTGTAACTACCAAACCACGAACCATCTGTTAGCTTTAATCCATCGGGTGCGTTTATTCCTCGCTTGCTATCTATAATGAATGATTCAATCATATACACACCATCAATCATTTTGTTAGGGTCGTGCATCTCATTAACCGATTTTGTATTATTGTTTTTAAAAAACTTATTGCGTATGTTGTAGATGTCTTCGGCTGTGAATAATCCATAATATTCGCCTTGTTCATCTTTGCGATATATTGGCAAATCTGCTACCATCAATGCACCGCTTATTATTTTCTTTTCTTTATTAGATGAGAACTTACTCATCTTTTGGTCAATCTGTTTTAGCTTTCTTTGCGCCCATTCGATACCCTCATCGCCACCCCATGCCAACCACATCAAACGACCACAACCATCCCCAAGTTCTTTTTGTGAGTTCTGTCTATGTCTTTCGAATGCTGCCATGCGCGCAATAGTTTCTCGACTTATGTTTTCGCCTTTCGCTAATTGATTTGCTCTTTGCTTTCCTACATCAGTTCCACAATCACCCCATCCGTTTTTTTCTGCATAATTCAACGCTGCTTGTGCGTTCTCGCTTGCTGCTTTTGGGTAGTCATTATAGGTTTCTTCAAATTGCATATTGAATGCTTGCCAATTCATCTCTATTGCAGGATTATCTACTAATGCAACTGCAGTCACTCCTGCTTCATCATCCTCTCCAACTACAAACCTATAAATAGGTATTCTTTTATCTATTGCCATACTCTTTTAAATATTAAATTATTGAATAGTTGCTTTGCTTTGAATTCGTGCTACTTTGTTTTGTGAGTTAGTTATATCACTCTCCACTACATAGACTTTTTGAGGTTCAACTTTTGGAGGTGTTTGACTTGGCTGACCTGTGCTAAATCCTGTTGGTCTCATTGCAGGTGCTGCGGGCATACTTGGCATTGAACCACCGCCACCACCGCCACCGCTTGCGCCTGGTACTGGAACTGCTAATATTTTATTGATAGTTGCTAAACCTGATGCAACTGCTACACTTGCTGCTGCAATACCTAAACCTACACCATAGACTGGAATAGATGCAAATGATTCAAACGCTTTTTGCGCTGATAAATAAGTTGAGATTGTTGCTGATGCAACTGCTAATGCCTTACCTTCGGCTGTATTCTTACCTAATAATTCGGATGCTTGATT